AGGAGGAGAAGACTAATGGCATTTTTTAAATTATTTCCAAAAGTTGGTTACGACTTAAATAATAATGGTGTTCTACAAAATATTGTTAACATCTATAAATCAGTTCGGCCGTTAAAAGAATTTTTAGATGATTATTCTGCTTATAATTTTTATGAAATTACAAACGGTGAAAGACCTGATATTGTATCTCAAAGATTATATGGCACACCCGATTTTTATTGGACATTCTTTTTAATAAATGATTATCTACACGACGGTCTTGCATCATGGCCTATGTCACAAGAAGATTTACAAACATATATGCAGACTGAATATGAAGGGTTTGCAATTACCACACAAGTTGTTATAGCTAGAGATTCAGATAATATTATTACTGACCACGAAGGTTCATTATCAGGTAGATTTACCTTAGGTGAAACGATGACAGGTGGCACATCACTTGCAACAGGCACACTTACAAAGAAACTTAATGATTTAAACCAGTTAATTGTCCAAAATTGCACCGGTAGTTATTTAGGAGATCCTGATACAGGTGGTGGTGTAAAGGAAGTTATCACCGGCGGAACTACTGGAGATTCAGTAGATAGTTACAGGGTATACAAATATCTTGATGCGCCTTACTACTACCATGACGAAACCGACCCAGAAAAACGAATTACTGATAATGGTCAGTTTATAGTAGGGGCAAAACCAGAAAGTGATCTTGCTATTGTAACAAATAGAGCATGGTTAGAACAATCTAATGACGAAAGATCAAGACTAAGAGTAATAGACCCAGAATATATTTCGGAGTTTGTAGACAGATTTGAAGAACTCATTAACAGAGTCTAGGATTAATTAATGAAAAATACCACAAGATTACAAGGTAATGATTCTGTATCCGCATCATCTTATAATATAAGGAAATGTGATCTTACAGTAAGTAATGGTAGTACAATAAACATAAGTGCACTTCTAACTAAAATTATTATTACAGAAAATTTATATTCTGCCTCGATTGATGCAGATTTTGAAATTTTGGATGGAGTCAATTTACTAGAATCTGTAAAACTAAATGGTGATGAAAAAATAGATTTGGTTATTAGTAGAAAAGGTATTGATGATGATAATGAAACCCATAAGCATACTTTTTATATTTCAGAAATCATAGATTATGCCAGACAAAGACCTGGTTCTGCCTCATATACTATTCGTGCAGTTTCTTTACATGCATATATTAATAATATTAAAACAATATCTGGTTGTAAGAAAGGAACTATCGGTACTATTATTAATAATATCTGTGATGAGTTAAGTATTAAAGAAAAAGATATAAACACCAGTACTGACCAAGAAATTAAATGTATTATTCCAAGATTGAGGCCATTCGCTGCAATAAAATGGCTAAATTCTGGCGCATTTACATCGGCAGGTGCACCATTTTACTTTTTTGAAACATTAAAAGGTAAAGTGCAATATAAATCTTATGAAGATTTTGCAAAAGAGAAAGATAATCCTGTTGCAGAGTTTGAACATAGCCCATTTGTTAAACAATTAATGGGATCTGCAGAATATTTTAAAGAATCTGAAAAACGTATTAAGAAAATATCATCAGATTTAAATTTAACAAAGTATATCTCTGCAAGTGAAGGCGGTTTTGCATCAACAACTAGGAATATTGACATTGCAACTAAAAAATATGATGATAAAGGAATTAAATATGATTATGGTATATCAAAAGATAGTAAGTTAAATCCAAATAATCCATTTGCTACTACAAATAATAATGACCAATATGGTGGTAGAAAAATTACCGAAACTAGTACGGGTAAAAATTATTTTATATCGGTTAATACAAAGTCTCACGATGGCTCTCAATCTTTTCATGATCCAGTTAACACAGGTGTTGCTAAAGGCCAGTCTTTTAGAGCAACAGAAGATAGTATATTACACGATATTACTATTAATGGTAATTTTAAAATTCAATGCGGTAGTATTATTAAAATAATAATTGGTAAAACTAATGCAGAACAAACTGCAGAAGTTTCATCCATTGATCAATTTCAATCTGGTAATTATTTAATATCATCTATTTCTCATATATTTTCTGATGAATACACACAACAAGTAGAAATTAAAAGCAATTCTTTTAAAGAAAGTTTAGATAAAATCATTGAAGTAGAAGAAACAAAAGCGAAAGAAGAGGTTGTATAATGAGACATGACGAATTTATGGGCGGAAAGTTTGAGTGGTTTACTGGCATTGTAAAGGTTATCGAGGACCCTAATGGATTAAATAGAGTGAAAGTTCATTGTCTTGGATTCTATGATGGAGTAGGAGATACAGACTTACCATGGGCAACTGTTATGATGCCAACAACATCTGCGTCAATGAAAGGCGTAGGTGGTAATCATCATTTGGAGATCGGTTCATGGGTCGTAGGGTTCTTTAGAGATGGCCCGTCAGCGCAAGATCCGATAGTAATGGGTTCTATTGCAACACAAACTGACGGCGTACAAGATATTCCTACGGATTCTTCTATTACTAATAAAGTTTATAATTCTAAAGCAGGACACAAAATAGAATTAGAAAATAAATCAGGAGACGAAACTATTACAGTTACACATGCAAAAGGTGCAGTAATAACGATTGATAAAGATAGTAATTTGTCTATTACTAACAGTGGTACAACTGCATTAACTTCTGCAGGAGCCATCACTATTACTTCTGCAACTAAAACAACTATTGTATAATGACTGCTCCTGCTCTTACATTACCTCCATTAGAATGCCCGGCGGTAATACTACCCACTCCAGCAAATTTATCTAATTTCTTTGGTGGTCTTGCCACATATCCACATAAATTAAAGGCATTGGCAATTACTACGGCTAAAGACGAAGCGGCAGAATATATTAAAATTGCAGAAGATTTACAAGAAACCTTAGATACCGTAAGAGCACTATTAGATAAATATGATCCTAAGTTTGAAAAGGTAAGTCTTCCAGAAAAAGAATGGGATATAATGATTAATAGATTGGTTACAGAATATCCAATGTATATTCAGACCGAGATATTAACATTAATTAAAACATTAGTCCCTGTTGAATTTAAAGTAACCATTTTAGGTATTGAATTTGATATAATAGAAGTATTTGCTGACCCATCGTCTATTAAAACAAGTATAAGAGCAGAGGCAGATAAATTTTATGACATGCTTCCTGCAGAATATAAAAATTATGATAAGTTTGATACTAAAGAATTAAAAGCTGAGGCGGTTTGGGATTATTTTCAGTCAGAAATAAAAAAGAAATTAAATTTATTAATATCTGGCGGATTTGGAGATTTAATTAGTAAGTTTGATACTATATGGTCTGCGTTAGGTCTACCAGCATTTCCTACATTACAAGAAATTGATATAGAAGCATTAATAAGAGATAAAACCGCAGAAGAATTAAAAAAGATTTCAGTATTTGGGTTTTCTTTAGAAGATTTACTTGGAGGTGAGATGAAAGATAGCCTTGTAATTGAAGGTTATGATAGAGAACGATTAAAGAATAAAGCTCGACAGTTTGCTCAAGAGTGGCAGTTACACTTATTTAAACTATGGATGCAAAAGGTAACGGCCTTCTTTGACGCTATAGGACTGAGTGCATTGACGGCATTAATTACATTTAATTTCTGCCAATTTCTAACTCTGTTATCCTTTCCAACTACTATAGCTCTTCCAGCATCTGTTACAACAGTAATAAATACTACCATAAGTACACTACCAAATACCACTGAAACCCAAGACTAATAGGTATAAATAGATATATGGCAAGTTCACCAAAAATATTATCCGATAAAAGTATATCAGGAGACCTAAAAAGGGCCAGAATTACTTCCAGAATAAAAGGGTGGAAGGACTTAGATCTGTCTTTAACTTTACATCCAGTTAGAAAAGATATAGTACCTTTAAAAGATGATAATGCTATTAAGAACTCTGTAAAGAATTTATTAATATCAAATTTTTATGAAAGGCCATTTAGTAGAGATAAAGGCGCTAATTTAAAAGCACTTCTTTTTGAGCCCGCTGATGCTATAACAGAAATTGCATTAAGAGATAACATTACCCGAGTACTAAATAAGTATGAACCTAGAATAACTGTAATGCGGGTAAGAATTTTACACGAAGAAGATTCCAATAGTTACAATATTACAGTAACTTTTAAAATAAAAGAATACGATACAAATGAATCAGTAGAAATCGTATTAAGAAGATTGAGGTAACCAATGGCAAGTAATTTAAATGTAACTGAACTAGATTTTGACCAGATAAAACAAAATCTAAAGAACTACTTAAAAACACAATCAGAGTTTAATGACTATAACTTTGAAGGTTCTGGTTTAAGTACCCTATTAGATGTTCTTGCATATAATACGCATTATAACGCAATGGCTGCACATTTTTCACTAAATGAAGCATTCTTGGACTCAGCACAAATACGTGGTAATGTAGTCACAAGAGCTAAACTTCTTGGTTATGTTCCAAGATCGGTTCTTTCACCTAGGGCAACAGTTAATATTACTATAGATGTTACTAATGAAGTTGGTACATTGCCTGATACATTAACTATGTCAAGGGGCACAAAATTAACTAGTTCTGTAGCACAAAAACAATATCAATATGTCACTTTACAAACTCAAACTGCAGATTTGACAATAGATTCTTCTACTAATCCTGTTACTAAAAGCTATATATTTAACAATGTTTCTATAGCACAAGGCTACTATAAATCGTTGAAATATCGTGTTGATAATGATATTGAAAATCAGAAATTCCAAGTATCAGATTCAGATGCAGACACAAGTACTTTAAGAGTCCGTGTCCAAGAAAATGAACAGTCTAGTTCGTTTGATATTTATACTAGATTTGAAACATTACTTAATGTTACTTCAACATCACAAGTATATTATCTACAAGAAAATAATTCAAACTATTATGAAATATATTTTGGAGATGGTGTTACAGGTAAGAAACCTTTAAATAATAATATTATCACATTGGATTATGTTTATACTGATGGTGCTGAATCTAACGGCGCTAATGTATTTTTAATGTCGGATTCTGTTGGAGGTTTTGGAAGTTCATCGGTAACCACAGTATCCGCAGCTGCAGGTGGAGCAGTACAAGAAACATCTGAATCAATACGATTTAATGCTCCTCTTACATTTACATCACAGAATAGAGCGGTTACTTCTGATGATTATAGAGCAATTATTCAAAGAGAATTTACTAATATCTCGTCTATCTCATGTTGGGGCGGTGAAGATAACGATCCGCCTGATTATGGCGCAGTTTATATTTCTATTAAACCTATTATCGCAGAAACTCTTACTACTGCAGAGAAACAAGAGATTACTGGTACTATTCTTAAAGGGAAGAACGTAGTATCTATTACACCATATATTGTAAACCCTAATTATACTTACTTGGAATTAGATGTATTCTTTAAATATAATCCAAACCTTACAGATAGAACCTCAGTAGAACTAGAATCTGTTGTCAGAGATACTATTTCTGATTATAATTTTAACCAGTTAAATAAATTTGATGGTGTATTTAGACATTCACAATTAACAGCTTTAATTGATAAAGCTGATCCGGCTATTCAAAACTCTACTGTAAGACCTTACATGTTTATGACTATCACACCAAGTGTATCAGAAGGTGCTAATAACTTTGATTTAAGTTTCACATCACCTTTTTATGAAAGTGGTGCATCAACAGATTACATTCTAGCATCTACACCATTTAAACTTGCGTATTCAGGAACTATTGACCATTACTTTGGAGATATTCCGCTAGAAAATACGACAGATAGACAAGTAATAATATATAAAATTGTTGATGGTAAAGATGTTGTTGTAATTAATAATGCTGGAACAGTTTCACCTGCTAGTGGTAAAATTCAGCTTAATAACTTTACAACATATTCTAATGCATCTATTAGACTTACAGTAACTCCGAATTCTTTAGATTTAGCACCTAAAAGAGATCAGTTAATTGCTATCGATGCATTACGTGTTCAAATTACTCCAACAGTTGATACTATTGCGGTATCTGGTTCTACTGGAACAATAGATTATACAACACCATCGAGATTTAGATAATGGCGATAAAAGACCCTTCATTCTATTCTAATGATATATCTTCACAAGGATATATTGAATCTACTGCGTCTTCTACGCGGAAGAGTAAAGAAAAATTAAGAGTCGATTCATTAATACCTTCAGAAATATTAGAAAATTCAGCAGGAATTAAACAATTACTTGAAGCGTATTATACGTTTATGAACTTGGATGAATTTATTTATCAAGAAGATGAATCTTTTACTGATATTATTTTAGACGGAAAGGCAGTATTTAGAATACCAGATCCTAATAACGAGAACGACGAATTCTTTACTGATGAACAAGGGGCATCATCTACTCTCTTATTAACAGATCCTTCTAAACAGCCAGGAGATTCTGGTTATCAACAATTATTTGCATTAGATGCTCAAAAAGTTAATATATCTAATGGTAATGAATTACCTGGTTCTTTGGCTACATTAACATCAGAAGTTGGTAAAACTTTTCAAGTGCAGATGCTGGTAAATAATGAAATTAGTAACATATACAATGGGTTTACTGCGAAATTAACTACACCTGTTAAACATTGGGTCGGCCCAGGGCCATCGCACGTTTTAAATAATATTGAAAAGGCAATGGATATTGATGCTAACTCTCAGCAATTTTTAGAGTTAATGCAAAAAGAAATTGCGTCGGTAATACCAAGAGATATTTCTGTTAATAAGAGAAACCTATATAAGAACATTGTAGATTATTATAAAGTTAGAGGTTCTGCAGATTCTATAGAAATATTTTTTAGACTTTTATTTAATGATGAAGTAGAAGTACAATTTCCATGGGACAAAACTTTAATACCTTCATCTGGTAATTGGGATATTAATCCTTCTTTACCAAAAGGTGGCCAATATTTGGATAATAAAGGCCAACTATCTAATGTTATTAAAATACAAGATAGTTTAAGATTCCAAAAATTCTCATATTTAATTAGAACAGGACAGAACGTATCTACTTGGGAAAATGTATTTAACAGATTAGTACACCCTGCTGGATTTAAATTCTTCGGCGAAATTTTAATGATTATAGAATTATCTAAAGCTATTATGGGTGAAGATACTATACAAGGTGATAGATTAAACAGGTTTGTACAATCTGCTATGCCGTATTTACAACCAGGTGCTATAGGTATTGAAGATTTACCTCTACTTGTCGAAATGTTTGCTTCAGTATTTTTACCAGAGATACAAGGTAGAGTACACAAAACTGGAACAGTTAGTATACCGCCCCAATTTCTTAAAAATGGAATTATTACAGGCGTTCTGGTTACAGAATCAGGTAGTGGTTATTTAACTGCTCCTACAATAACATCTGCTGATGCTGGGACTCCTTCCGGATTTACTACGGCAACTCTTGCAGCAAATATCACTAATGGTGGTGTTGGTTCGGTAACAATAACAAATGGTGGGGCTGATTATAATACTCCAGTTCTTACTGCTGCTGCTCCACCGGCTCATGTGTTCGATGGTAGTGATGATGAAGTTGGCGGAACCGGTATTGTTAATCTTACCGATAACACAATTAAATTGACTGCTCCTCAGGCAGCATCTATACCAGTTGGATCACGTGTAACATATAGTTCTGGTTCTGGAACAGCTATATGCGGATTAGTAAGTGGTACTGTGTATTATATTAAAACAAATTCAGGCACAGAAGTCACATTATCCGCTACTAACGGCGGTACAGTAATTGATATTACTGGTGTTGGTTCTGGTACTTCACACTCATTAACAGGTATTACAGCAACTTTAAGCGCAGTTACTACTAGTGGTATTGTTCAGAATATAGAAATTTCTGATCCAGGTTATGGATATAGTGGAACACAAACATTAACTTTTAATGGTACTGCTATTTCAGGGCAATCTTTAGTTGCACCAGTTATAACAATAGGAGTTGATTCACAAGGTAGGTTAGATGTAGATAATATAACAGTAACATCTGGCGGTAGCGGCTATGCACAAATATTTGGGTTTGTTCCTGCTAATACTAATGCTACTAAATTCGCCAATATACTTATTAATGGCGGTTCGGATAAAACATATAGTTCGCCCCCAAGTATAGTAATACCACAACCAACAGCTACTGACGCAGATGGTGTATTATTATCTAGTAACGTACAAGCTGCAGCTAAATTTCAATTGGCACCGACAAGTATACAAGAAATTCATGTAACATTTGGTGGTTCAGGCTACTTATCTCCACCATCAGTAACAATTAGTGGTAATGCTACTGCTAAAGCTGTTTTAGAGAATGGGTCTGTAACAAAAATAATAATAGTAAATGCGGGTTCAGGTTATACTGAACTACCAACTATTACAATGAGTACACAACTTGGTGGAACACAAGCAACTGCAGTTGCCAGATTAACCCCGAGTGAAATTAGTGGAACACAGATAACAAATGTAGGTTCAGGTTATACTGGTGATCCAGTTTTAAGAATTGATTCTGCTACTACTAATGAAAAAAGAGCTACTTTAGAATCAATATTGATTATATTACTTAATCACGTATCAGATGCATCAAGAACTGATACAACAAATAATTACTTTAACACAAAGGGAGATTCATATTTAACCAGTGAAAAACGGTTCGGATATAATGAAACCTTAGAAACATTGGGTTCAATACAAATACAAAGTACTGATACAGCCAATATAAATAAATATAATGTGAATTCGTTTATTCATACTAATTAATAGGAAACAAGAAAATGACTGCTATAGTAACATCAAATTTTAGGGTAATTAATGCCGAGAATTTTAAAGAAGATGTGGCTGATGCTAACACTAGTGTATATGTTGGTATTGGTAAGTCTGATGTGTGGTCTTTAACCACCTCAGATACAACCGATACGACGCCTTTTACTCCAGTTGATGCATTAGACTCATTAGGAGAGGCGTACCAAAATATGATTGGTATGAAATTAATAGGAACTGCTGATATATCTCACGTTGTTCCCAGATATACTTGGGCAACAGATACTAGTTATCATGCATGGGATTCAGATGATGGCTCGATCTTTGATAAAAAGTTTTACATCATCACTTCTGAATTTAAAGTTTATAAGTGTATTGTAGCTGGTGGATCGGTATCGACTCAACAACCAACTCAAACACTTACGGATCCAACTGCAGAATCTGATGGATATATCTGGAAATATATGTATACAATTTCAGTTGCAGACGCAGAGAAATTTTTAACTAATTCATATATGCCAGTTAAGACTGTTAGTCCAAGAGCAGGTGGACAAGCATCTGATTATTCAAGCGATTCTACTGCCGAGAATGCTTTATCAGAAGCGGATTATGCACAATATCTTAACCAAAAGGCTTCAACCAATTCTGTCACTGCCGCTGGTATTGAAAGAATTGAAGTTACTACAGGTGGTACATATTCTAGTACACCTACTATTGTTATTTCTGGAGACGGAACCGGTGCTACTGCTACCGCAGTTATGAGTGGTTCTGGATCAAATCAAACAGTAGCAAGTATTACTATTAATAATAAAGGCACAAATTATACAGTTGCAGATATCACATTTAGTGCTGGTGATGCCGGTGCAAGAGCAGTTATCTCACCTGAACTTGGTCATGGTACTCAACCTATTAAAGAACTGGGTGCATTCTTTATTGGTCTTAATACTCAATTAACTGGTAACGAAAATTCTGATCTTACAGTTGGTAACGACTTTAGACAAGTAACACTTCTTAGAAATCCTAAAGTATTCGGCCCAGGTGCAATTGCAACTGCTCCAACACTTAAGGCTCTTCGTTCTTTAGATTATACATCAGGTGCACCGATTACAAGTTATACTATTGACGAGTTAATAGTAGGTCAAACCTCGGGCGCGCAAGCATATGTTGTAGAAATTGATGCAGCTGCTGGTTATGTTTACTATCATCAGAATAGTAAAACTGGATATAAACCTTTTGTAAATGGCGAAAATGTTGTTGGTCAAACAAGTTCAACAACAGGTCAATTAGAAAGTAGTAGTGCTCTTCGTAACCCAGAAGTTCACCCAGGCAGTGGTGATATTATGTTCTTAGAGAATAGAAACCCTATTAATAGAACTACAACACAGATCGAAGATAT